AGGTAAAGGAACTTGTCATGAAATAGTTCAAGCTCTTTTGGGTGAATACTTTGGGGTTGGGTTTTCTCCTGGCATGTATAATAAAACAGATGGGCAAGTCAAATTTGTATTTACAAGAGATACTCCTATTGGAGCGATTAGAAAAATTGCCGCACAAGCAGAATCAAAAGGTGATAATGATTCTAATTACTTTTTTTATCAAACAAACCTTGGGTATAACTTTCGTAATTTAGAATCTTTAATAGGCGCAGAACCTCGTCGAAAGTATATGTTCATAACAGGTAATGTGGGCTGTGATGAAAGTTATGAAGGAAATAGGATATTAAATTTAAGTGAACCAGTTTCTACGAGTACATTAGATGGTGTTGTGGACGGGCAATATGGTGTGAATGTAAGATTTTATGATCCAATAGCGAAGGCAATGTATCAAAAATCATATTCTCATTATGATTCAAAGTATCCTAAAGATTGGAGAAGTAAAGATAGAAATCGTAACCACCCGCTTATACCAGAAGTCACTTCTAAAGAATTGAGTAAGAACTCTTCTATAGAAAAATTTGTGGTTACAAATTATGTTTCACATAAAAATAAATATGTTACTGATCGTGATAGCACTATAAGAAATCAACCGATTCGTCGTCAAAATTTTCTTGCTAAATCTACAGCTATTCACAGTGCATTTCTTAGAGGTTCTCTACAAATTATGGTTTATGGCGATTCTTCATTATGTGCTGGTGATGTGGTATCTATAGAAGTTCCTGCTACTGGAGAAGGAAAAATTACAGAATCGTTTATAGATAAATTAACTTCAGGAAATTATTTAATTGTTAGTGTACGTCATAATTTAACACCAGAAAATTATTATACAATATTAACCATAACCAAAAATACACATTTAGTATATCCTGGAGAGACGGCAGACCACCAAGCTGACGCAGCACTTGAAGGGGTCTTTTAGAAATGATTAAAGATAAAGAATGGGTCGGAAAAGATTTTAGTTGGTTTTTTGCCGTTGTAGAAGATGTTCAAGATCCGCTTAATATTGGTCGTGTGCGTGTGCGTTGCTTTGGGCACCATACAGATAATGTTATAGATCTACCAACGGAAGATTTGCCATGGGCGCAAGTAATGATGCCAGTGACCTCAGCATCTTTTAGTGGAATTGGAACTTCAGCAACAGGTTTGATTACAGGTGCACATGTTGTTGGATTTTTTATGGATGGCGAAAATGCTCAAATGCCAATGATTTTGGGTACATTTCCTGGTGTTACTACCGCTCAAGATTTCTTTAGAGGATTTTCAGATCCTTGGTGTACTTATCCAAAGGAGTATAATATTCCAGATACGCCAAAATTGGCATATGATAAATTTCTTGAAGATAAAGTAACAGAAGAAAAAATAAAAAATCGGGTAAATGATGTCCCTAAAGCTGCTAAACATCATCTTAGAACAGCAAAAAATAAGCCTGGGATTATTTATGAAAATTATGATCACGATGGGGTACTTGTTGATGAGGAAGCAGAAGATCGTGAACCTCTAGTGTGGAGTGAACCTTTAAATCGTGGAGGAAAGGTTTCTGCGTATCCAGATAATCATGTAACACAAACAACTTCAGGTCATGCGTTTGAAATAGATGATACTGATTCTTGTGAACGAATTCACCAATACCACAGAACAGGAACTTTTTATGAGATTCAACCTGATGGGTCTCGTATGACTAAAATTGTAAATAAAGATTATGAAATCACAGTTTCGGATAAAAATGTGTTTGTTAAGGGGACTTGTAATTTAACGGTTGAAGGTGACGTTCGACAATATTTTAAGAGTAATTTAATTCAAGAAATTCAAGGAGACTATCATCTAACTGTTCATGGTGATATGCTCACAAAGGTTGTTAAGAATCAAGCAACCGATGTATTAGGTAATAAATCAACTCAAATAAACGGTGATCAGTTTTTGCGTCTTTCCGGTAACAATACCAGTATTATTTCTAAAAATAGTGCAGAATCAATTAAGTTAGATCATAAGGTTACAATTAATGGGAATTATAAAGAAAATGTAGCTGGAAATTCAAATCAGACTATAAGTCTCGACGACACTCGTATGGTCATGGGGCATTATAGTCTCGGTGTTGCTGAAAGTGTATGTATTGCTTCTGTAAGTTATATGAAAATTACAACAGCAGATTATTTAAGAACACATAGTGATTCTACATGGAATCACACTTCCGGTGGTACCTATCTTGATACTTCTCTCTCACCAGCACGAACTGGTGGCAATATCACGATTACTGGTGGACCTGACATCAACTTGAATCCGATAGTATAAAGGAAAGATAAATGGCATCTATACTCACAAGTATTTTGGGGGGATCAATTCCAGACGTTGGCGGATTGACAGGGGGGCTTCCTTCTATTCCTGCTATGCCAAGTATACCAAATCCATCAAGTCTTCTGGGAAAACTTCCAATCAAACCTCCTGGTTTAAATGCTGCTTTAGACAAAATTAATGTCTTGCAGGATGAATTGAAAGAAAAAATGGGTGACTTAAAATTAGATTTGTCAGCAAATATTGGATCAATGAAAGCATCACTCGGTCCTTTAACTGATAAACTTAAAGAGAGCGTTTCTTTATCTGCAGGAGATATAAAGATTCCAACCAAGGAACTTAAAAAAGAAATGGAGAGTTTATTAAAACAACTGGGAACAGGTAGTTCTGGGGCGGCTTCAACCTTTGCAGGTATTTCTACATCATTTCCATCATTTGATCTTTTAGGAATAATAAAGAAAGCAGCTGCACCATCTGGACCTATGGATGTTGACGCAACAACTGACGATGGTCCTGGTGCGCCCGTTGAGCTTTTTGCGAAAATAGCGGCAGCAGGGGGTGGTATTACTGAAAGGTTGAACGTGGGTCGCGCTGAAGCAGGTTTACCTCTTTTTGAACCTGATGATTCTGGTCCCGCCTTCCCTGGTGAAGAAGAAGGCGGCGATTTCAATTTTGAGTCAGACATACCAAATCAACAAATTATTGACGGGGAAGTTGTAGAAAAGGCAAACCCAACAGAAGCACCGGATGTGGATGCAATGGAACCGGATTTCCCACCAGAAAATCCTATACCTGCTATCGCTATAAATTCTATTGGTCTTGCGGCAGTTTCTAGCGATCTTATGGGTAAACTTTCAGGTTTGATTGGAGGAAATGCGTCTAAACAAATGTTAAAAGCAGAATCAATATCTGTTGAAATGCGAAATTCTATTAAAAATAAATTTTTTGGTAGTGTTGTTAAGATGCCTAAAATAGATTTAGAAAACCTCAGTAATATTTCTGGATTAAAGCCTATAGGAACCATTTGGAAATCTCCTGGAGGTTCTGGGGGGTTTCTTGCTGCAATGGAAAAAGAAGGTAGAAAAACAAAAGCTATAATATCGAGATCTATGGCAGCTCCTGGTGGCGGAAGTTTGTTACAAAATATGATGAAATTAGCGAACGATCAAGATTTACACAATTCAATGAAAGCTCAAACTGAATATTATGGGGCCATTGCCGATGGCATTGTCGATAAAGATTATAGCGAAGATCCTAATGCGGCCGCGAAGGGTATTTCTTATGATTATCCGGAATCGGAGGACTAATGGCTGAATTTCAATTTATAGTGAACGGAGAATTGGTTACTTACGATAAATATGAAGATGTGCCAGAAAAGTTTGATCATGTTATAAAATTTATACCAGATGTACCAGAACCAGAGGGTGATGATGGTAATCATACTGATGATCAACATAAAGCAATGGCTCTCTGGAATACACGATTACAGGAACTAATGGAGAAAGAATGTGCCCGCAGTTTGTAGAGGAGATCTCGTAGATGAAGATATTGTTCATTGTTCTGTTCCTCGTAGAGATGAATGTAGCACTAATGTTTTTGTAAACGGTACAGGCATTTCAAGAGAAGAAGATCATAATAATATACATGTTCTTCCTGGTGTTCCTTGTCCGCCTCATACTGCACCCATTACTATAGGTTCTGCTACGGTGATTATAAACGGAAAAGGATGTGGAAGGATAGGTGATCTTATTACTAGTTGCACAAGAGTTGCAACGGGTAGTTCTAATGTTTTTGCCGGACCAGCGATAGTCTAATTTTAAGTATAAATAGTATCAACCAGATATAAATGGAAGAAAATTCAAATGGTGGCAACTGTATCTAGAAATATTTTATATAAAGATTTCGATTTAAATATGCGAATGCATCCGACAACTGGTAAGTTGCTTGTTCGTAAAAATAATGATGCGGTAAAACAGGGAGTGCGTAATCTCGTTCTCACTGGTTTTTATGAACGACCATATAACCCAACTTTTGGATGTAATATACGGCAAAGATTATTTGAATTGATTGGACCCGCAACTGAAATGGATGTTAAAAGTGATATAGAAACTGCATTTGAAAATCATATTGAAAGAGCAATTTTACTTGACGTTGAAGTCAGTACGAATATAGATGGTAATGCATTAAACGTCAGTATTGTTTATCGACCAATTAATATGCAAGAACCTGTAGAAACAACTCTCGTCTTAGAAAGAGCAAGATAATGGCAGCAAATACTTCACTTTCAGTAACAGGGTTAGATTTCGCAACCATTCGATCTAATTTACAATCATTTATTGCAGCAAAACCAGATTTTGCTGATTTTAATTTTGATGATTCTGCAATTGGTACTTTATTGGATTTGCTTGCTTATAACACATATTATAATGCCTTTTATGCAAATATGGCAGTGAATGAATCTTTTCTCGACACTGCTCAACTTTATGAAAATGTTGCGTCACACGCAAAAGAGCTTGGTTATACGCCACGTTCTGCACAAGGTTCAACTGCAAATGTAAAAGTAACTTTTAATTCCGCAGTATCGACAGATGTTAAAAGTACATTGACAATTCCTAAAAATACGGAATTTAATTCAAGTGTAAATGGCGTTTCATATACATTTGTGACCCCAACCACATATACATTTTCTGCAAATTCCACAACTGGATTTTCAGATTATGTAGAACTTGTAGAAGGAATTCCATTACAACAAGATTTTGTTTTTACTGCAGCGAATACAGCGTTTGTTTTGCAAAATGATGATGTTGATACAAGAAGTATATCTATTCAAGTGTCTTCTTCTGGTACAGCTCAAACATATAATCTTGCGAGTGATTTAAAACAAGTAAATTCAAGTTCTAAGGTGTTCTTTGTTGAGTCCGATAGAGCTTTTAGATACAAAGTTTTATTTGGCGACGGGGTGCTGGGAAAGAAACCACTTACAAATGATGTTATTACTGTAGATTATAGAGTATGTAGCGGTTCGCGAACTAATGGTGCAAATACATTTTCTTCTACTGCTTCTATCGATAGCGAAACAGATTATACACTTACCTCATCGGAACGTGCGACGGGCGGTGTTTATGCGGAAGGTATAGAAGATATTCGTTTTAATGCCCCTCGCGCGTATGAAACTCAAAATCGTGCAGTAACTGTTAAAGATTATGAACGAATTATTATACGAGAAAATGCAAAAATTCAAGCAGCTAGAGTTTGGGGCGGTGAAGAAAATGACCCTCCAATTTATGGTAAAGTTTATGCTTGTGTGAAACCAAAAGTTGGTACGGTTATTTCCAGTTCAGAGAAAAATAGAATTAACATAAATCTGGAAAAATATAATGTACAATCGATTGATGTGGAATTTGTAGATCCAACGTATCTATACATTCGCCCCACAATTCAAGTAAGATTCGACCCAGAATCAACTTCAAAAACAGCAGATCAAATAGGAAATGCTATAGCGACCCAAGTTTCTAATTATGAAACAAGTTATTTAAATTCATTTGATGGTTCATTTAGATATTCAAGATTTTTAGATCTTATTGATTCTTCAGATTCTTCTATTGTTGGTTCGCAAGCAACGGTTTATACAGAAAAAAGATTTAGACCTGTATCTACGTCTTCTCAAAATTATGTAATTAATTTTAATCGATCACTCGAACATCCTCATGATGGACATCAATATGCAATAAGTTCTTCTTCATTTACTTATAAAGGAACATCAACTTGTTATTTTGATGATGATGGTTGGGGGAAAATGAGGATATATTATCTTGCTAATCGTTCAAGAATATATCTCGAAGATGAGATAGGAACAGTTAATTATAATACTGGTCAAGTAAAGTTAACAAATTTAATTGCGAGTGGTTATGGTACAGATCTTGCTGTAATTGCAAAACTTGTTGCCTTTAATGTTAATCCTATAAGAAATCAAGTATTGTTGATATCAGGAACAATAATAGATGTAATTAATGATAATACGAATCTTCGTGAAAGTAGAATAAATGCAACCACTTTGGGCACTACAACTACTATGAATGAAACCAACTTACTCACATTAACGAGTTACTAACAATGGCTATAGTTGGCGCGGACGAGATACATGCTAAGATCTCTTCACTTATAGAATCTCAGTTTCCTGAGTTTTTACGGGATGAAGGTCCACGCTTTGTTAACTTTCTTAAAGCATATTATGAATATCTAGAACAGGATACTTCGTCTAGTGGTCCGGGAGCAGGGTATGCTATTCGAAAATTATATGATTATAATGATATTGATCGGACACTTGCTGCTTTTGTTGATAATTTTCATAATGAATTTATGGTACAAATACCCAAAAATGCCCTTGCAGATAAACGATTACTTGTAAAACATATTCGAGAATTCTATAGAACACGTGGTTCTCAACAATCATACAGATTTCTTTTTCGTGCTTTATTTGATTTAGAGGTTGAATTTTATTATCCAGGAGAAGATATTCTTCGTGCCTCTGATGGAAGATGGGCAATCACAACAACCATTTCGGTTGGTCCCCCATTTACAAAAGATCCAACATTATTTGAAGGTATGCTTTTAACGGGTGCAACATCTGGAGCAACTGGATTGGTGCAAGATGCTACTCGAGTTGTGGTTAGAGGCGCAACTTCTTATAATCTTACATTGGAAAATGTTTCAGGTACGTTTGTTGATGGAGAAGTAATTACAGATGAGGGTGGGGATACTGCTCAAATATCTGCAGACTCTGGTTCTCTTGTAAATGTTGTAGTAATAGATGGTGGAGCATATCATAATAAAGGAGATACGATTCGTCTTACAGGACAAGATAGTGGTGCTACAGGAACAGGAACCATTCTTAATGTTAGTTCTGCAAATGCTGCTACAATTACGGTTGTTGATGGTGGTTCGGGATATGAAGTTGGTGCAAATTCTTCAATTAACGTAATTGGAGGAAGTGGTGTAGGATTAATTGCTACTATTACTGGTCTTTCAAATACAACTAATGCTAATTTGGCGACACAACAAATTTTACCTGTTGCTAATTGTGATCTGACGACTACCGTTGGTTCACGTTTCTTTATATCACAGGGAGCAAATACGACAGCGGTAACGGCAAAATTTGCTACGGCGAATGCAACAAGCACTTTACTTTCTGCATTTAATTATGCCACTGTTGTGGTTGGAGCAATTAATAAAATTCGTATTTCTGATCCTGGATATGGTTATTCAACACTTCCTGCTATTACAGCATTATCTGAAAGAAGTCGAGATTTACAACTTGCAAGTTTGAGTTATACTGGCACTAAATTACAAGGTGAAGATGCTATTCTTGTTTCGAATACAGCTTCTGGAAGTGTGGTTTCAGTTTCAATAACTGCTGGTGGCACAACATTTAGAAAAGATGAAACAGTAACATATACAAATTTAAAAACACAAACAGACACTCATGATACTTATCAGGATCGTGATAATATAACAAGAACCACAACAAGAGCAGCGCATTATGATGGTAGTGGAACTGGTAAGGTAAGTGGTGTTGTTACAAATCCTGGAAAATATACTGATACAAAGGGATTCTTGAGTTGGAATCGATTTCTTCAAGATAATTTTTATTATCAAGAATATTCATATGTTATACAAGCAGCAAAACAAATTGCTGATTATCAGGAAATAATTAAAAAGGTTCTTCATCCTGCTGGAACTAAAATGTTCGGGCAGATGGAAATTTTAATTGAAGCAAATATAGCTCCAACAACTATTTTGTCTTTTCCGGTTACTCATAATGTGGCACAATCCGATGCTGCTAATGCGAATGATTCTGTTGTTGGTGCGGCAGTAACTTCTGTAATTGTAACGACTGAGTCTATTACTTCTACAGATAGTATTGTAGGTTCC